GGGGCTTTCGCCCCCGCTGGCTGGCAACAGCACCCTGTACTCTTACGAGTACTTTCATAAGGAGACTTGTGGTGGAACCTAAACGTGAATTTAGACCAGTTCCGTCTGTTAAACAGTCGGATATGCACTGGTCCTGGGTTTACGGTCAGGATTACCACGCACTTCTTCGTTCTACTGGCCATAAGTTTAGAGATGGCCGTTGGACTTCGGATGATGATGGCTCTTTCTTACAATATTCCGTAAGTGAGCCACCCGCTGTATCCGAGTTGTTTCCTTTTACCTTTCCCTCTTACGAGGAGAAAGGCGAAGGTGACTTCCCTGGTACACCGATGGACGGCAGTTTTCGTGTCTGTATTACAAGAGGATATGATTCCTCTGTGTACTACGGCTCGATTGCTGACGTTCCTATTCCGAAGCCTGTAGACCCTGAATATGGAGACCTTGTCCTTTCGCTTAACGCGCAAGGCACTGCCTTCATAAAAAGGGCACGACCCGGGAACCCGACCGCGGGGCTCTTCCAATTCGTGGGAGAGCTTCACGATATTCCCCGGCTACCACGTCTTAGGTATTCAGGCCTAAAGACCTTTCGGGATTTAGGCGAGAACTACTTAAACGTGGTGTTCGGATGGCAACCTTTTGTTAAAGATCTGGTGGATATGTACAATACCCAACAGAGACTCGAATCTTCCCTAAAGAAGCTTCGAGATAACAATGGGTTGATAGTCCGACGTCGTGAGTCGAAGAAGACCAGCACTGCGATCGTCGATGCCTTCGAGGGTTCTTTAAGCTCGCCTTTTGGCAGGCTTGATGATACCACCATTGGTGGCGACTCTCGATTAAAGGGGTTCATCGTTGGCGGCCCTCTCGGGTGCGCTAACGCTGATTTGTACCCCCTTGACTTTACAGGGCAGTGTGATTATAACTGCACTGTAATGGACACGACGACTACCTGGAATTGTGGTAGCTTCGGCTACTACGTTCCAGATATCGGGTCTTCGCAGTGGACGGAAAGAGCGAAAAGAGCACTGTTTGGGCAAAATCCTACGCCCTCACAACTCTGGGAACTCCTTCCGTGGTCATGGTTGATCGATTGGTTCTCGAATGTGGGCGACATTATGTCGAACATATCGACGAACGCAGTCGACAACGAAACCTGGACTAATTGTTTTTCAATGCGTGAGATTGATCTCACCACTGAAATCATAATTAGTAACCACTGGGACGAGAAAACCGGTTCTTATGGTTTTCACCTTCCCGCTGGTTCTTCCTCACTTAAGTATTCTCGTTCCGAGATACAAAAGTGGAGAAGACAGGCCTCTCCTTATGGATTTGGTCTCTCGTGGCCTGATTTTTCTCTCAGGCAACTAGGGATCCTCGCTGCCCTCGGGATAACCCGAAGGTAACTTTCCCTATCACAAGGATAACTCGATGCTCGCCGATCCTCTAGTTGTAAACCAGGTTATCACGACCGCTGCCACTCTCGGTACGCCCGTTGGGCATCCGAGAGCTGGTAACGATCGTGATACCTCGTCTTACCGACTTTTCGATGCTGACAATAACGACTGGCGTCTCTCTGCTAGTCATCAGTATGGTCGAACCCGGAACCGTTTCAACTTTCGAGTTGACGTTTCTGGGCTTATGACCAGTCTGACCGTACCGGCAGAGAAAACCAGTTTCTCTCAGTCGTGCTATGTCGTATTCGATTGCCCTAATACGGGGCCAATCGCTAATACGGCCACTGTCACGCTGATAGATCGGAAGATGTGCTACTACATCGGGCAGCAATTGCTCGGTGCAGCTGGCGCAGATCCGACGTTCTTGGCTTCTATTGTCAAGTCGGGTCAACTTTGACCAACTTTGTGGATCGACGGGCCTTGGAGATGTCCGCTTCCTGAAAGGAGCGCCATCTGAAAAGCCTCGTAGACATCCTTGTGCACATACTACATGACTGTAGTATGAGGTGTGGTGCCAACCCCAAACGTGACGTTTTATGCGTCACGCGGAGGACTGAAAATGAAGGTGATAGCTTTCTCACTATCACTCTTCCAACCTTCGCTCAAGATTTCGAACGATGTCTTGAGCGAGGTCGCCTCTCACCAGCTCTCTTTCCGAAATTTCGGTTTCGGAGAGGAACATGCTGCCCCCGATTTCTCGGAGGGTACATGGATAGGATTTTTGGTCCTGATGGAGTACTCTTGGCCGAAGTCGATCCGGATTGCGTCTTTGCGATTAGACAGATTTGTCTTTTCGCGAAGAAGCTCAAACTCCCGTGTTCACCACGGAGAGAAAGAGCTGCCGAGACCGCCTTCGTCCAATGTGAGTCTGAGCTTCGTTCCCATGTCTTTTGCAATGAGTCGGTTGACGTATTTCGTCGCGTTAGCCGTCTCATTTGGAGCGATTTGGTTCGTGGGACCCCTTTTGGGGATCCATTTACCGAATTCGTTCCTAGACATGGCCCTGGAACAACTCAAGAAGGTCTTAGAGGGAACCGTAAGTATAAGTTCCCATCCTGGCCCTTAAGACTTGAACGTGAGTTTCCGTTCTCCGAGTTCGGGATCGGTTCGATCCGGAACTTTGATTACGATGACTCACGTATCCAGGTTACGATGCCCAGCGCCCGGGACGAGACCCCCGTCAGGGTGGTCTTTGTCCCTAAGACTCAGAAGAGTCCTCGTGTCATAGCGATCGAACCTGTGTGCATGCAATACATACAGCAAGCGATCGCTTCTTGGCTAAAGCCTCGAATTGAGCACTCGAGTGCTTATATGTCCGGCCGAGTGAATTTCACTCGTCAGGATATAAACGCCAAGTTAGCACTGTCATCCTCCGTATCGAGAGATCTTGCGACTCTCGACATGTCGGAAGCCAGTGATCGAGTCTCTTCTTATCTCGTCTGGCGCATGCTCGAGTCCGTCCCCGCTTTGCGGAGACAGATTTTTGCGTGTCGTTCGACGAGAGCGTCTCTACCGAGTGGCCTTGTTATGCCACTCCGTAAATTCGCGTCTATGGGCTCCGCGCTTTGTTTTCCAGTAGAGTCAGTCGCGTTTTTTACCGCGATTGTCTCTGCCAGAATTCTAAGTGCCAGAGTACCCGTCACTCCCGCTACTGTACGAAAGTACAGCAACGGGGTTTACGTCTACGGGGACGATTTAATCGTCCCTGTTGACGAGGCACCCCTGATCTGTCAGACTCTGAACTCTTTCGGGTTCAAGGTCAATAGCCATAAGTCATTCTGGGAAGGAAACTTCCGAGAATCTTGTGGTATGGATGCGTACGCTGGCGTGGACGTTACTCCTGTCTACGTTCGACGTATGCTTCCGACAGATCGGACTGATGTTCATGGTCTAGCCTCTTGTGTCTCACTAGCCAATCAGTTTTATCTGAAAGGCTTGTGGGGTGTCGCCAGGGCTCTTCGAGAGTGCGTAGAAAACATTCTCGGAGAACTTCCGACGATCAGCATACGAGCTTTCCGTCACCTTGAACGGGTGATTGAAGGGAAGTTCGTAGCCTACAGAGGTTCGGC